CATTTGTCTCCACACTCAAGGCATACATTATCTGGCTGTTCATTGGCTAGTCTCACTTAGTTCTGCCTTTCTCTTTTCTTTGGCATCGTTCACCTTTTTCAAAGCCTCTTTGTCTTTAGCAACTTCTTTGTACGCAGAGGCAAAATTAACCTTGAGTTCTACAAGATCAGCAGATTTAGCAATCTTTTCTACAAGACTTGTAGAGTCTATCTCTATATCATCCCACAAATCTTCTCCGACATAAAGAGACAATCCAAGACCATGTAGAGCAATTGCTTTTGCCAAACAACGCTGCATAGCTGTATTAACAGAGAACGCATCTGGATTAGCAATGGCTTTGTTCCTGTAATCCATTACCGGCAACTGTGCGGTCATAGACTTACCAAAGGCATTAACTGTACAAAACACCATTACAGTTTCACCAAACGCTACAGGAGTGCCATAAGACCAAGTAGCCTGTGGATCTCTTTGTAACAATGTGTCTACAGCCCATGCCCAAGAAAGGTAGCTTAGTCCATTCTTGCGTTCAATTTTGTCCGATACATCTACATTTCTAAGTTCTAAATATTTAGACATTATTCTTCCTCCGCAATTAATTTGTTTTCGATATGGTCGTGGACTAGAAAATAAATAGCCCTACCAAACTTTTCCCATTCACCTTTATCTGCATACTCTCGCAGATTCTCCCACTTCTCAGCACCTTTGTAATCAGCAGTTGCATCTGCAAGATACTCTTGGAAGTTATCCAGATCCATCGGATCACATGGCTTACCTGGCTTCATATAGGTAGTCCACACATACTCTTGTTGATCTTGTAAAGAACCTTGATCTAAACCACTCTCTAACCAAGAGTCATACGATTTCATATAACTCATATAATCCCCCTTCCTGTTGCGTACCACATAATTTGAGCAAAGATAATCAATAAGATCCCAATTACTACCATGTGCCAGTTTTTCATATTGTCTGCAATTCCTCTGCAATTATGTTTGACAACTTTTCGTATTTTCTATATGTCCTAGTATTGCAAAGTTCATCATAAGTAAGTTGATTAATTTCTACAAAACTTATTACATCAGAATTGTCTACAAAAGCCTTAAAAGCACATTGCATAAAACCAGAACCACTTGCAATTCTTTTATTTGGCTCATTACTAGCTAATGGCATTACTTCACCATATGTATTAAACACAGCATATCTTTTCATTTTGTTTCCCTTTCACAAGAAATTCCCCCCGAAGGGGGATGTTGTCTATATATTAACAGTTCCAGATTTAAATAAATCAATAAGTCTCATAATTTCGTCAAACGACAACTGTGGGCAAAGCTCTTTAATTTTGTTGTAGTTTTCTTCTGAAATTACATAACCATCTTTAGTTTGATATTCCATTTTGTTTCCCTTTCACAAGAAATAAGCAACATTGCTTATGTAGAAACTATACACGATTTGTAGAGATTTGTAGAATATTTATACTAGGACAAACCCTAATATCTACAAACCCATGTATTTCATGTAGAATCAAAGATCTACAAAAGGAGAAGTTATGGATACTGTTGCACAAAAACAACACTTTGATAAATTACTAGAAGTGTTTGGCAGCTACAAAGATATAGCAGACAAGCTCGGCATGAAGTATGTAACTGTATATGCCTGGTCAATGCGTAACAGCATCCCACAAAAGCACCACAAAGCCATTATTGAGGCTTCTGAAGGCAAGATTACAGCACAAGATCTTGGCTAGTCTTAATCAGCGCACCATTGCGCTAATGACCGAAAGAGGTTACCAATGCGATGTCGTGGAATCGTACAACGCTTTTACCAAACGAAAAAAAGATTTGTTTGGCATATTCGACATATTGGCTATTGGAAACGGAGAGACTGTAGCCATCCAACTTACTTCCAAAAGCAATATGTCTACTCGGATAAAAAAAATAAGCGAATCGCCTATGTTGCCAGAAGTTTTAAGGTCAAACTGGCGTGTCTTGGTTTTCGGTTGGTACAAAAAAGAAAATGGGAGGTATGATTACAAAGAGTTTGAGTTTTAACCTCTCCCATAGATGGGAGTGGTAAAAGAAATGGTTTATAATAGAATCGTCTGGTGTGGCAACCAAGACAAGGAAAGCAGTTACAACCCCAGTATTTTTAGGCGGGGTATGTGTAGTTGTAGACAGTCAGCGAGAAATCTGCTTTCCAACTGTCAACAGTTGCCCATGCCAAGGGACATACCCCTCCTAAGACTATTGGGGTTTTCCTTTTGCAACCAGACAAGCGTTAAATGCTGCACGCTATAGAAAAATGCTAGATGGGCTAGAGGGTCTGCGAGGAAGTGGCAGACAGCGAGGGTCGACACCTGCGATAGCCGAGTAGTTTGGTACAAGCCAGCTATTCAGATTTTGCAACAAGATACATCACTTGTAGAAATCATCACCTTGGTGATGTTGGTCGTTCTATTGTTTTTAGGATATGTATATACAAAATATATATAAGCATTAGGGAAAATACTTAACACTTATTTGTAGAACTCGTATAAGATTATTAAAGTTACAAGGGGAAAAAAATGAAAGTAATAAAATCTGAGTTCTGGCATATCCTACAAAAGCATATAGCATTGAGAAAAAAATGAGTGCGTGGTTAATTATCGTTACCGGCTTAATCTATGCCTATATTGGGTGTGAACAAGCCCTAAAAGGGAATATGCCTATGGCAGTTGTATATACAGGGTATGCGTTTAGTAATGTTGGTCTTTACATCTTGGCGAGTAAATAATGCATTGGAATCATAGAGTGGTAGACTTTTCAGACGAGAACGATGGAGAACCTTGGGTCGAAGTGTGCGAGGTCTTTTACGATAAGAACCATGAGCCTTATATGTACACAGCAAGAGGTGTTGGTGTAATGGGAGAAAATAAAGAAGAAGTAAAAGAGACTTTGTATAGAATGTTAGATTGTTTAAATAAGCCAGTTCTTATGAAAGCAGACTTTAATCAAAATATAAAGGTGTGGATAGATGCTGATACAGATCAAACGGATTAGAGAAAATATAGATGGCTCTGCTAATGTAGAGGTAGTGTTTGATAGTCAGGGTCATAAGATGTTGTTGCAGCATGGTTTAGAAAGTATGTTGGTGAAGGCAATAGAAAATATGAAAGGGAAAAGGGATGGAGTTCAATCTGTTTTGGGCGCAGTACCCAAGAAAAGTAGGAAAGCTAACAGCGCAAAGATCGTGGCAAAAAATACCAGACGATCACAAGCAAAAGGCACTAGAGGCAATAGTAGAGCATCGTAAGTATTGGACAGCTAAAGGCACGGATTGGGAGTTCATACCCCATGCAAGCACCTGGCTTAACCAAGAACGATATTTTGACGAGATTGTTATTGAACAGAAAGAAAAGAAAAAAGAAGTAATTGGATGGCATCGGTCAGATGAAGGAACTCTTGCTAAAGGCAGAGAAGTAGGATGTCAACCTTATCCAGGCGAGTCTATGGATCAGTACAGACAAAGATTGCATCGCAGAATCCTAGAATTAGAAGGACAGATGTAATGCACAAATTTTCTTATAGGTGGAATTTAAAAGAAACTACATTTACAAAAGATAAAGGAAAGGTTTTTTCTTGTTTTGCTTGTGGTGGTGGGTCTACTATGGGGTACAAGTTAGCAGGATTTGATGTTCTAGGATGCAATGAAATTGATCCAAAAATGGCAGAAGCGTATAAAACAAATCATAATCCTAAATATTGTTTTGTAGAACCAATCCAAACTTTTAAACTTAGAGACGATCTACCAGAAGAACTTTATAACTTAGATATTCTTGATGGATCTCCTCCATGTTCAAGCTTTTCAATTGCCGGAGTTAGAGAAGAAGATTGGGGTAAAGAAAAAAAGTTTAGAGAAGGACAAGCAGAACAAGTATTAGATACATTATTTTTTGATTTTATAGACCTGGCTGCAAAATTAAAACCAAAAATTGTAGTTGCAGAAAATGTAAAAGGTTTGTTACTTGGAGAAGCAAAATCTTATGTATTAAAAATATTAGAATCTTTTGATAAAGCCGGTTATATGGTCAATTATTGGTTATTAGATAGTTCTGATATGGGAGTTCCACAAAAAAGAGAAAGAGTGTTTTTTTTAGCAATTAGAAAAGATATTGCAGAACCATTTTTAGAGTCTGTAGATATGTTTACTATTGCACCTAAAATAAATTTACAATTTAATGAGAAAAAAATTGTTTGGGGCGATGTAATTGATGAAAATGACAACATAGAAACACTATCAAAATTAGATGGAGAACTTTGGGAAAAAAGACAAGTTGGTGATGTAGATTTGTCAAACATATCATTAAGGGAAAGAAATATATTAAGTAGATTTAATGCAAAGTTTTTGTATAAAGAAAAAGTTGCTAATACAATAACAGGTGGTGAACAATGTGTTTTATTTGATAAAAAACGAAATAGAAATAAACAAGAATTGTGTGATTGCGGCACATATCCACATGACTATAATTTTTTAACCAATAAACCAGAATACTTAATTGGTATGTCAGTACCACCAGTAATGACAGCTCAAATAGCAACAAGAATTTATGAACAATGGTTATCAAAAATTAATACATCAATGTGCAGTTAGACAATTATGCAAATGGAGAAAAGAATGGGGTCTACAAAAGTTTAGAAAATATCTATCAAATCATAAATTTGATACAAATTTACTATCAGACTTTCAAGACCAATGGTTAAAAGGTAACAAGGGAGAATGGGGAAAATGGATATAGAACCAACAAAAGCAGTAGAGTACATAATGAAGTATTCAGGAGATTTTGCTAAAGCCAAGGCAAATAGAATTTACTTGGAGAACTTCCTAAAGTCTAAACGCAGTATTCTGATGTCTAAGTCATCGGCTAAGTCTGTCGCAGCAGCAGAAGTAGATGCGTATGCAGACCCAGAGTATATCGGGCTACTAGAGGGCTTAAAAGAGGCTGTGGAGTGCGAGGAAAAGATCAAATGGATGCTGACTGCTGCACAACTCAAAGTCGAGATATGGCGCAGTCTAGAGGCTACTAACCGATCTGTAGATAATCATGCTAGATAGCGACTTTGTCTACATCTGGGCATTAATTGTGTTTCTCATAGTATACATTTCTATAAAGATTGGTACAAAATAGTGGACTCTACAAACTACAATTTATACCTAAATAGGTATAAAGAGATGTTAAAGACAGCACACCATTTATCTCAGTTGCTAAAGAAAACTAGAGAAGAAAATGCTATGCTCAGAGCAGAATTAGATAAAAAAACAGGACTAGAAGGAAACCATTAATGATTGACTATGCAGAACTCGTATTAAGATTAAAGACACTAGAGAAGGAATACCACGACTCTATGTTAAAAAAAGATGTAAAACAGGCTTTACTAGCATCGGAAGAATTGGTCGTAGTATCTAAACGAATACAAGCCTATACCAAAGCAGTAAATGTATAGAAACAAAAAACTGCTAGAAGTTGCTAGACTATTACCATGTCAACATTGTGGGATAGAAGATGGAACTGTCGTGGCTGCACATTCCAACCAGTTACGAGATGGCAAAGGTCGTGGACTTAAGTCATCCGATTTTCGCATTGCCAGCCTCTGTTTTCGCTGCCATGCGGAAGCCGATACATCTAGCACACTTACAAAAGTCGCAAGGATTGAGATGTGGGAACAGGCGCACAGAACAACTATTGGTGAACTTTTTGAACGAGGACTTGTTGTAGTTAAGTCATAACTCTAGGGGATCTAACCCTAGTTCTTTTCCTACCATATGGCATCTAGCGCGAAACTCTTTGCCATGTTGCGCCCACTTATTACCCTTCCTACGATAAAAGCTCATATGGATCATCTCGTGAGCCATAGTCCGAATAACTGTATCTAGGAATCCGCACCTAGCAGTAGAAATGGTAATGATGTGTTCCCATTTCTCATCATCCTGATATAAGTAAGTTCCCATCACATCGGGATCTGCATCAACCACAAAACGAATCTGGGCTGCTAAAGGCATATTCCACTTATCAAAAGGTTCACACACTACAAGCATATTGTAGATATTCTTTAGGATAGTGGAGGTCAGTTTCATACTTTTAGTATCTCTCCTCGGAACTCCACTTCATCCTCACCACAGACTTGGATCATCTCCGGCATCAGCATCTTGCCTCGTTCCCAAGACAACATTACAAAACCTGATCGCCAATCTTTAGGAGAATCCTCTGTATAGTCTGCAAACTGCATATTATTAGGTTCGGCTAGTGTGCCTGTCTGTACACCCCAAATCGTCTTGGCATAGCCTGTAATGGGCTGACAGGCT